CCTATTACACCAACTACGGCAAGACCCTGGAGTCACTCAACGCCCTGGCGGAAGCCTATGGCGGCCATCTCCGGGTGCGCAAGGCGGACGGGGTGCGGTATCTGGACTATCTGAAGGACTACCCGGACACATGCAGCCAGGTGATCCAGTTCGGGTCCAACCTGCTGGACTTTGTCCGGAACTGGGACTCCGCCGAGTATGCCACGGCCATCGTCCCTCTGGGGAACCGGCTGGACGACAGTCCCATCGAGGCGCTAGACGCCTATCTGACGGTGGAGAGCGTGAACGGCGGAAGCCTGTACGTCCAATCCGACGAGGCAGTGGCGAGGCATGGCTGGATCGCGAAGACGGTGAACTGGGACGATGTGAGCGACCCCCAGGTGCTGCTGGAGAAGGCCAGGGAGTATCTGGCGGACCTTCAGTTTGACAACCTGGAGCTGGAGCTTTCCGCCCTGGACCTGCACTATCTGGACGTGGAGACCGAGGCGGTGAAGCTGCTGGACGAGATCCGGGTCATCTCCCGCCCCCACGGGCTGGACCGGCTCTTCCCGGTGACCAGGCTGGAGATCCCGCTGGACGCCCCGGAGAACACCCAGTTCAAAATGGGGGATTCGGTACAGGTGAGCCTTACCAGCGTGAGCAACCAGACCAACGCCGCCGTGCTGGACAAGATCGAAAACCTCCCCAAGGCCCACAACATCCTCAAGGAAGCCCAGGAGAACGCCACCCACATCATGAACATGGCCACCACGGGCTACATCACCATCACGAGGGACGAGCACGGCTCGGACACCCTCTATATTTCCAACGTCCGAGACTACACCAAGGCTGACAAGCTCTGGAAGTGGAACATGAACGGCCTGGGCTACTCCAACGACGGTGGGAAGACCTTCGGGCTGGCCATCACCATGGACGGGGCCATCGTGGCCGACTACATCACAGCGGGGGTGCTGAATGGCAACGTGCTTCGGGTGGGCGTCATCCGGGACTACAACTCCAACGTGATCCTGGACCTGGACAAGGGCACCCTGACCATGAAGAAGGGCTCCATCAACATCGGAAACGGAAACTTCACCGTGGACGAGCAGGGTAACCTCTACGCCAGGCGGGGCACCTTCGCGGGGACGCTGGCAGGAGCCAAGGGGACCTTCGGCGGCACAGTGCAGGCGGAGGACTTTTTGGACAAGTACGGCAACAGCATGATGGACCTGGCCAAAGAGAAGTTTACCGCCGGATATCTGGACCTGTACGGCCTGACCGTCACCAACAAGAACACCGGGGCGGTCACCTTCGCCGTGGGGCCGACGGGCCTTATCACCATCAACGGCCAGGTGACCATGGGGGCGGGGAGCACCATCAACTGGGCCCAGGTGAATAATCAGAACATTCAATCCAACCCGGCGTACAGCCTGGCGAACAACGCCTATAATCTGGCGGACGACGCCTACTATGAGGCGGAGCTGGCCTACGACCGGGCGAACCGGGCTTACAAGCTGGCCGACTCCATCGAGATGCCGGGGTACATCAAGAGCACCTACATCGACCAGACCACGATCCGTTCCCCGGTCATCGAGGGCGGAGAGTTTTATGGCGAGGAATTCAACATCATCGCCGGGGGCGATTTCGGAAGCTTCAACCTCTACGGTCCTTTCGGGAGCAG